TCGACAAATGCTGGACCTATTTCTTGGATTACGTTTTCAATATCCTGCAACCGCTGCTCTTGGTTGATGTCAGTATCTTCAACTTCGTAATACTTGTTAGGAAGATTAGAAACATCATCAACGTTGTATACGGTTTGAACAACGTAATAGCGACCCATCTGGATTGCTTGTCCATCAGCGTTTATTACAGTTCTGCCATCACGTGGCACAAGAATAGAAACGCCGCGAGCACTAGCTCCAGGCTTTAATTTTCCGCCTAGTTTTTCCCATTGCGTTCTGCCTGCCCATCTGTTTGTTTTGTAGCCGCGACTTTGCGCAGTAAGCAAAAGGGCTAGCTGATTCATGCCCTGGTAAACACGATTTTTAGTTGGGTTACGCGCAAAGATTTCCGGGTTGCGCCACGGCATCTTCCATTGTTTTGTTTTGTCAGGGTTATCAATTAAGTCTTGCAGGACTTCGATAATCTCCTCGGCCATTCTCTTGTACATTTCCGCAAGGATTGGAGAGTCTTCTGGTATTTCTGCTTTATCTGGAAGTTTTCCGGATGAAAGTGCAGCACTAATTGGGCCGTCAAATTTTCTTATCTCGTTGTTGGTTCTCTTGTTTTTTGACTTATTTAGATATTTTGCGTAACCGCTAGAAAGCTTTTGCTCAGGGTCGTCTGGTATTGCTACGAACTCTGGCTTTCGGCCGCGGGCAAGTTCGAGGTTCTCTCTATCCTGGTCTTGCTGCATGATGGACGTGACAAGGTCCCTATCAGGAGGGATGCGAACGAACCCTGGCTTTCGGCCGCGGGCAAGCGGAGTGCTTCTGTCGATGACTTCTGGCTTCTCGTCTGGTATCTCTACAAATTCTGGCTTTCGGCCTTGGGAAAGACGCGTATTTCTATCGAGAACCTGTGGTTGCTTCGGCTTTTTCTTAGGCTTATCTGCCTCCGCTATTTCGTCTTCAGCCATCTTCTCGACACGATTCATATACTTGTCAAGGTCAGCAATAGCCTTCTTTAGCTTCTTTATCTGGTCAGCGTCAGTAGCGCCGTCCAGCACTCCCTGTAGTTCGTCTCTTTGAGATTCTGCGGCACCGTATTTTTCGGCTGAATCAACATCTGGGTCGTCTATTCGCGGAAGGTCTAGCGGGATTTTCCCTGAAGATAGACGCTCGGTCCGAGCAATAGTTTCTGATTCTGGCTTAGAAAGCTGACGGGGTGACGGCTTTGGGTTACGAATTGAGCCAGGACCATCTGGAGTTGGGTCCGGAGTAGCAAGTGGGACGCCACGAAGGAATAGACCTTCACCGACGACTCCGTTGAGGTTTGCGTCACGAGCTGTGAATGGGTCAAAGTCTTCTGCCCCGATTGAGGTAAAGAACCTTCCACGTGAACGACCGCCTCCAATGTTAGGACGGTCGATTAGGCGACTGCCGATAGCGCGTCCGAGGCGGTAACCAGCCGCCTTCCACTCTATGTCATTCTCACCTAGAGATTTTTTTTTTAGATTATCAACAGCCGTATCGATGGCTTCAATCAGCTCAAAGCTGACACCAGAGGTGATGACGATGCCGTTGACATCCACAAAGGAGTCGACATTGTGATAGTCAAAGATTGGGTCTAGAGCTTGTTTTACTTGAAAGGCAAACTGAGGCACCACTGGAAGCAAGTATGGCTTCTGGTCGAAATTGTCATCTTTTGTTGAGCCAAACTCGCTGAGAAGCTTAAACTTACGACGCTTCTTGCGGCGTCTCCCAACAACTCCACGGAGTGCTGCAACTGCAAGTTCTCCTGGATACTTTACTTCCAGGTCAGCAATGTAGTCCTCTTCGTTGAATTCTTCGTCAAGTTCATAAGTCTTCTTAGATGCTGTGTCGCCGGTGACTACTCCCTTGGGAATTACGGCAAATCTGCACTTGCCTTCTGGCTCGACATCCATGGCGATTATCTTGCAAGAATTTCCACCTTGGTAGAAGACGCAGTTTGCGCACTTAACGCCAATTGCAGCAACTGGGTTTTCAGCTGCAGGCTTATAGCCAGCCCAAACGCCGTCAGAATCCTCGTTGAAACGACCGTGGCGCTTAACAATCTTAAGAAGAGCATCTCTTAAGTCTGTTTCTTCTTGGTCGAGATTGTTTTTGTCAAACTCTGGCTGATTTCTTTCATCATCCATGTCTTCGTATTGGACGGGGGGCAGAGGAACCATACGGTTGCCGTTTTCTCCAGGCTTAATAGCAATTGGCATCGCCGGCATTTGTGATGGGCGAATCACTCTTTGTGGCTCATTTGCAGGGACACCAGGTGCCAGCATTGGCATATTCTGCATTGGCGCAACTGGCTTGCGTGCTGGCATCACCACAATCTGCTGTGGTGGACCAAACATGTAGCGTCCGCGGTTCCCACTAAATCCGCACTTGTAGCGACCGACTTCACCATTGTCCATTCTGCGGGCAAATGTAATTTCGTCGTCGTTTACGTCCATCAGTGAAACTTTTGCACCAAGGATTGTAGCTAGTTGCTTTTCTATTTCAGCCTTGTCGATGGCGTCTTCGTCGTCTTCCATCATCGCCATCATGACGCCACTGGCGTTGTCGTCAGACTTAACTGAAATTGTTCCAGTAAGTTGATTTGCTCCATGTAAAACGGGCGAGACCTCGTAAAGTTCAAGTTCGTAAATAACGTTTGCTTGAGACTTTTGGTCAAACTGGGCCCGAAGGGTCTTGTATCCGATTGACCATTCCTGCTCTTCTCCAAAGAAAGCAACCATGGCAAAAGCTTCCCGACCTTTTTCTGAATTAAGGTTGAATTGCACACGGGCGAACAGGCCACCAATGCCAGCCATTTTCATCTTAAGTGGCAAGCGATTGTCCGTATTTGGAACTTCGTAAATCTCTAGAACTTTACCGATTGGGTCATTCCAGCTATGTCCCCAGACAACTCGTGGCTTACGGCGTTGGAGGCTCTTGGCGAATGCTCCACTTGCAACAATGTCACCAACGGAGTCTTTGTTACCAATACCAGCAACGAAACACTCAACTATGCCCTGAGCCTCATCAAGGTTGATGTTTCCGCCCTTCGAAGAGAGCGAGTTACCAAGCGAAGTTGACTTGTATTCGAATAGTTCAGATGGCATGCAATAGACCCTTCAAGTTGTGTCTATTGAAGATAATAAGCGATTGGGAAGTCTGTTTGGTGTAACTATTACTTAAGATTTCAGTATAAAGAAACTATTCTATTGTTGGCGTTAATTTACTGAAACTGCACTTAAACAGTCTGCCCAAAACCCCAAGCCGCCCTGGTTTCCCGCTCCGCGAAAGAGTCTTGTTGATGAGCGAAAAACTCCGTAAACATCTCTACAAGTCCGTCTCGGAAGAAAGAGAATCTCTTTTCCTCGTCCGCATACTCAAAAGATTTGAGCATTAGTGAATTTATTTCACTGAAGTGTGACTCGTTAATCTTTTTGATTCTTGCAACATGAGCATCAATCATTGCTCGAACATCTTTTGCGGGCAGTGCCTTTACTCTGAGGCCCTTCTCCGATGCTTCGTTCACTCGTGACTCAAACGAGTCATTGATAATTGAAGAAATAACCGGCCTGATGTCTTCATCAAATTGCTTGTTCCATGTGTCTATGGACAGAACCGATTCGATGTCAAGAGTTCCATGCATTAGTGCTTTTTTGGACTTTAGTCCGCTTGCTTTTTCAAGAACTACCCGCTGCTGGCGCTCCATGACTCTTTCTACTCCGCGTGAGAGAATGTTGGTCCAACGCTCAATCGATTGTTCATTTCTATCGACTGATTCTTTTTCTGAATCATCAGACTTTGTCTCAATCTCAGATTCTGGGGATGAAGCGACCGTTGTTGGTGCTGGAGGCATTGCTGTCTGCGGTATCCCGCCGAAAGCCTCTGGTGGAACAGTTGTTTGCGCAAGCTGTCCTTCTGCTGCTGTCTCGGCAAGAGCACCAGCCATTGTGTTCGTATCGAGCGGCATGACTTCTCCGCCTGGAGGAATAGGTGCTGGGGCACCTGGAGGCATTCCTGGCATACCTGGGGGCATTCCTGGCATTCCTGGCATTCCTGGCATTCCTGGCATTCCTGGTGCTCCTGGAATCTGTGTTTGTCCCTCTTCCATCTTCTTTTTGGTATTGGCGATAGGAATGAGGTTTGGATTTTGCAGCAGAGAGTCAGCAAGGTCTGCTTCTACTTCTTTGCGTGAAGAACCCATTCTGTATTCGTTTGCGCTGATAAGACCAGACTGGAACTCTTGGAGAAGGTATTTGTCTCTCTCTTGCTTATAAAGCATAAGGATTGGCACTTCGGACGTATCAAAATCTAAATAGAATTTTTCATCAAGTTCGTCAAGGCCACGAGCCAATGGCTCTAGGTGAGGAAGCATTGTCTCCATCCAGAAAACACGAATTTCTTCAGCTGCGTTACTAAATGTTCTTCCTGCAGCATTTCCGATAACTGATTCCGGGACACCGAAGGATGAAAGAATTTCTTCTTTTGTT